AAAGAACATGATGCGGCAGACATTGTTTTAAGTTTTAGGGATAATGCCAAGGGGATGCGCTTGGGTCCGAATGGAGGCCAATCAGTCTGGGCATATGGGTTTGATTTAAGATGCTATTTTTCTGATTTGGTCAAGATTGGTTCCGATAGCGATCCTACGGCCGGCAGCATGGTCAACCACAAAAGCGATAATATAAGAATGTACATCAATGAGATGATCAATTTGGACGCAGAAGTCTCGGATGATAAGCAAAAGCTTCTTGCCGAAGATCCAGAAGTGGATGCCAAGAAGCGCCAAGCAGAAGGCAAAAACAACGGAGAATTAAAATATAGAAAATATGAATTTATGTCGATTGATGATGGTTTAGATTCTATTTTTCGTCCTGATACTGATAAAAATGAATTAGGGTTGGTCGATTTTCCACATCTCGCTGAGTCTTTTGAAAGATATGTGCCAAACCCACCGCAAGTATTGGCGTTGTATGATTTGTTTAATGGCGAAATAGATCGAACCACCATCAAAGAAGCATATGACTCATTTATGAGTGCACAGTTTAGGAAGGTGGCAGCTGAAGTTGGCGCCAACGAGCAGGCGTGGTTATACGGCGCCGAATATGATGATCTAGGATTTGCTGATTTTGATTATGTGGTGCCGAAATCAGCAACATCCTTGTTTCAGGGCGCCTCATCCGGCGATCTGATATCCAAAGCAGAGGTCAAACATTACGACAGCGATGGAAAATACACAGGCACCAACCGGCCAGTCACAGAGGATGACGCAATATTGGGGGAAAGCCGCGCCCAGAACATTGATGGAGAGAGCGCTCGTGTAATATATCTAGATCCAGGAAAGTATGGTGGTACATATATGAACCCACCGCTATACGTTAGACCGTTGACCGGCTCTGGTTGGTCTGGAGTTGTTGATCTACTATTCCCCGAGATGGCGCCATGTAAGCCGGCATTCACCGATTTGGTTGATTTTGGAGAAATTCAAGACAAGATTGACCAAATGTACCCGACTATTCCGGAAGACTCTCGTCTTAAGTCAGATCCCGACTGTGTGGTGGAGGTTCCATATAATAGAATTCTAGAAAGAGCTTCCCGTGCTGGCTTAATGGGTGTTATTATGTCTGCCATAAAAATGTTTGTCAGCGTACATTTCCTAAAATCTTTGGCAACCTTTACAAAATTTGCACCTAAATTCCCAAACAACTATAGCAACGTATATGCGGCCTATATTATTGCAAGAATGGAAGAATCATTCAAGGACGCCGGCGCAAATTTCTTGAGTCCCTTTAAGGACACAGAATTTTGGTTTGCATTTTTGGAACAATCAGTTCAATTATATGCATATCGAACGGGCCCAAACGGCGACATTCCAGTGGAAGACGTTCCGGTGGCAGTGGACGAAGCATTAGCTAGACTAGATGATCTACAAGAAGACTATGATTATCCATTTTATGAGGATCTTATGCTCTCCCGCGGCCGCGAGATCTCGGCCGCGATCTCCCGCGGCCGTGGAGTGTCTAGCATCTTTAATACTCTAGAACATTACCGCGAAGACAAAAACTTAGAGGCCATTTTTGAAACCGCCGATGATGCAAAGATTATATTACAACAGCTTGTTCTGGAACAATTACAAGAAACTGGAGAAAAATTTATTAAGAATCTAAAGCCACTTGGAATGAAGCCGACGGCCGTCGATTTAGATTATTATTATATGAGTGAGTTCTGTGATGGATCTACTTTGGCTTTGGATGGAGAAATAATAGAAAAACCTGCCGGCTTGCCAACACCCGAGGATCCAGACCCCGCTGAACAGGGATATGACTGGCCCGGCCCATTTTATTCGCACGGGAACGAATTTACAACCGTTGATAATAATACATATGTTGGATATTATCACGGACACATAGACACAACATCTGGCAGCATAGTCTACATGTCGGGCGATGTTATGGCCACAACGGGCTCTGTCGAGGATCTGGATAAGAATTTACTATTAAGGCCTTTCGCATATAAAACTATCATGGGCATCACCGGCAGCGATGGTTTTCAAGGAATTGGAGATGTGCCGGAATATGGCCGTGGTGGCACAGGCACCGAAGACAAGCCGTTTATAATAGAAAAATATATCGCCATCAATGGCGGCCGGAAAAAGCCATCTGAGGCTGTCGACACGATAAGAAGCCTAGGCCACGGCATTGTTTCAGACTATTATCCAGGAACAATGCGCCTTGTATATCCTCCGCCAACGGCCACCGACTCAACCAGCACCGCCGCCACTGGCGCCGAAGTTGCTATGTCTACGGCTACTGTAAACCCAACAACCGGAAAGCCAAAAGATCGATCTGAGTCTCCTGTAGGAGTTGATGGAGAGTTTGGTGTACGATATGGACTATCCTTTAAAATGAGAGTCGGCGACGGGCCGGCCAAGGAGATAACTTCTGTTGAGATTGATGCATTAGATATTCCCGTGACCGCCTTTACTGGCATTGAAAGCGATGGCAAACTGCTTTTGTGTTTGCTTAATAAGCTAAAAGAAGATCAAAAATACAGACTTGTGACCCAATATATATTCTCGCTAAAGAAGGTATTGGGAATAACTGCAATTTATAACGATATGGGATTCCTCCCGTCGATTGGCGAATATACCGTGGCTCGTGGAGATTTACACAAGTCTGACATTGGTGTCGCAACGTGGCCCTCCGCACCCCATGTCGGCCCCAAGCCGGGAATGTATGTAAATGTAGTTCCAATGGATGTCTCTGATGGCGACGGCGGCACTATTCAGGTTGTCGACTACGTAGAAACGTTCGCCGGCGCCCGCGGCTGGGTTGCAACGGAAGATCGAGGCGCCAAGAGTATCTTTGTCTTGGATTACGATGAATGGGATCAGCATGTGCTTAGAAGATCGGTGCGCTTAATGAAGAAAATGTTTCACGTTTATTACCATGCAAGAAAATTCGATCCCGGCGCCGGCGATGCCAATGGGGCCCAGCAATGGCTAGAGCAACTTAGAGAGAGGTTCAAGCTTTCACCTGGCGCCAGATTCTTACCATGGTGGAAGAAGAACAGACTTAGATCTAACCCATTTAATGCTGAAGGTGAATTGTGCGATAAAAAAGATTAGGTAGTACTTATATTGAGGCATATAAAAAATGGCATCCATAGCGGTTAAATTACCACTTACGAGAGATTCGATCAACGGCTTCGCAATGATCACTAGCTATAAGACGTTGATAAAGCAGAATCTTAAAATGCTTTTGCTTACTAATCCGGGTGAAAGAGTAATGGATCCGGATTTTGGTGTTGGAATGAATAGGTTTTTGTTTAGCAATTTTGATCAGACTACTTTTAACTTAATAGAGTCAAGAATAGGCGATCAAGTGGCGGCATACATGCCGGCCATTCGAATATTAGAAATACAATTTGACGCGTCAGAAGCTGATTCTAATAAACTATTAGCCAGAATTACGTATTCGGTTCCAGGTTTAAATACCAAAGATTTACTACAATTTACTATTTAAAATAAGGGTTTTTTAATGGCAGATCAACAAGGAAAGATAATGCACATCGACTATACTCATCGTGAGTATGAGTCGATTCGCAACGATTTAACGCAGATTGCAGAAAGATTTTATCCGGATAGCTTTCAAGATTTTAGTGAAGCGTCCTTCGGTTCTATGATGTTGGATGCGGTTGCCTATGTTGGCGATCAGCTGTCCTTTTACTTAGACTATAATGTTAATGAAGCATTTCTAGACACAGCATATCAGTATACGAATGTTGTGCGCCATGGTCGCGCTCTGGGATATAAATTTCCTGGGCGCCCATCTACATATGGCCAGGTAGCTTTCTTTATCATGGTGCCGGCATCTGCGACCGGTATTGGCCCAGATAGCAATTATATCCCAACATTAAAGAGGGGCACCACTATTTCAAGCGACACCGGTTTAGGATTCGTGTTAACTGAAAATATTAATTTTGCTGATCCTGAAAACATTACTGTTGCTGCAAGGGTTGATTCCACTACCGGCGCCCCAACCCACTATGCGATTAAATCCTATGGAAATGTTGTATCTGGCCAATTTGGGCAAGAAACTATAGCAATAGGCGATTACATTAAATTTTTAAGAATCGGCATGCAAACCAGAAATATTGCAGAAATAATTTCAGTATTTGACTCCGAAGGCAATCAGTATTTTGAAGTAGATTACCTAGCACAAGATATGATTTATAAAGAAATTGTAAACTCCAACTATAAAAACGACAATGTGTCGTCATTGATAAAACCATTTTTAGTATCAAAAAAATTTGTAGCAGAGATCGGGGAGACCGGGGTAGTCTTACAATTTGGTAGCGGCAAAGAAGGGCTATCTGATGTTGTGGCAGATCCCCAGAGTATGGCGCTAGATGTTTTTGGTAAAAATTATGTAACAGATCTATCATTTGATCCGACTCGGCTTTCAAAAAATGAAGTATTTGGTACAGTACCGTCGAACACAACCCTAACTATAACTTTTAGAACA